GTAAACAATACTAATAATAATAATTATTATAGATAATAAAAAAAAGGCTCCACTAAAGATTAAATATTGTTTATAGTTTGGTTTATTGTTTATATTATTTATAAATGTATTTATATTATTTATAATTGATGTTGATAATTTAGATACAAAATTTGGGGAATTAGATTGTTCAACATTAGGCGAAGATTGTAAGTTATTTCTACTTAGTCCCCTAGTTTGCAGTTCTATATCTCCAGTGTTTCTACTCATACTCTATACACCTAGAAAATTTTTACATATTTTCCATTGCTGTTTTTTTTCCATGGCATTCTCTACAAAGTGCTACTAAATTATTTACTTCATTGGATCCTCCATACTCTAATCTTATTTTATGGTCTACTTCAAACCAAGCATTTAATTGCTTTTGGCATTCTCCGCATAACCAATTCTGGTTAGATGCCACAAATTTTTTCTTGGTTTCACTAACTGATCTTTTTGTAGATTTATGACCAGAATTAACTATTCGATTTATACTATTTTGTGGTACATTTGAATTTGCGTGTGGATCAAATGGGAAATTGGGATTGGTATCTTGGTTTAGTCCATACATAAAGCTTTGAGATTTGTTAGTTAAATCGAATATTGGAGAAATAATATCCTTAGAATATTTATCAATAGGTAAATATTTCACTGCATTATTGGCATATAGCAAAAAATTCTTAGATTGAATAGGATTTTTTTTAAATAATAAATAAATTGAAATTCCTATAAATAATATCGTTGCAATTTGAATATATTTTTTCCACTTTATAAACATTTTGCTATATTTCCCATCATAATATGTATTAGCTATCAATAACCCTGTAATTCCAAATATTATTAGTTCTAGTTTCATATATATTAATTGGTTTTTTTTAAGAAGATAAAACTTTTATATTTTTCTCATTTATGATGAGTGATTGAGAAATTAAAGGATTAAGATTAGTAAGGAAAGAAGTAACTTCTTTAATAGAAATAGCTTCTGAGGAGGTTTCATATAAAAAATGAATAAATAGAAATCTTAGGTTGTTATATAATTTCAAATCAACGGCAGTTAACGATTCAAAATTAAAATAGAGAATTTCAAAAATTGGAAAATAACAAGTTATAAATCCCCAAACATCAATATTTTTGATAAAAACATTTCTAAAATACTTGTCAATATAAAATGAGCCATTTTTGGTAAAAGTTTCTAAAATTGATGAAATATATTCAATTATATGATAATAGGTAAAATCATATTTTAAAATATTTCTTTTGTCTTCTGTTTTTATTTCTTTATCATATAGACGATATATTTGTCTATCAATCACTTTAATATGTCCTTTTCCTCTTTCTTTGAAAAATACATTTAAGAAATTAATTGTAAATTCTCGAAATTGATATGTCTCTGGCTTAGGATTTAGATTTATAAATTCCTGAAACATTTTGATAAAATTAGGTGAAAATATTACTACAGAAAATGGAAGATTAAATTGAAAACTTCGATATAAATTATCGGGTATAGTTTTATTATTGTTATAAAAAATAGATAATCCCCAATCAATTATTCTTGTATTTAGTATATTATCTTCATATTTTGCTAATATATTTGATGCCTTTAAGTCGCAGTGATATAAATTTTTTTTATTCATTGGTACAATTGCTTTTTCTAATAAATTGATAAGTGCTTTATTTAAATTTACTAATGAAATTGAAGAATAATGTTTGGTTATAAATTTATCTATTGTAATACCACCATATGGCATAACTAACATGGCCAGATTACCCAGTTTATAATTTATATTACTTTTCGTTATTCCATGTTTCGTTAGAGCACTACATTCCTCATCAAACCCTACTAACTGGTTGGCTGGTATTTCAAATGGTTTACATAAACGAATATTTGACAATACAAAATATTTATCATGATGGGGAATACTTTTTAGTACAACTACAAATTTTTTAATTTCTTCGTATTCCTCTAATGCTGCTTCCTTTAGCATCAGTTTGCTAATAAAGTTATTAGATGGTTCAAATTCTTGGCAAGGTAAGGAGGGCCGGAATACGCATCCAAAACCACCATGACCAATGGGCCTTCCACCATACTTATCTAAATTCATTTAATATATATGAATAAAAAATTAATTTATATTTGATAAAGATAAACTATAATTCCTAACAAAAACATTAAAAAGATAAGAAATATTAGTTTATTGGTCCAATTTTTATATAATAAATCTTGGGCTTGTTTGGGTTTTGTAAGTTCGTAGTAATTTAAATAAAAGTTTTTTAAAGATGATTTTGGTTTACCTAAATGCATATTGATTTTATTGTGAATAAAGTGGACCCAGTGAATAAAGGATTTTTTAGAATCTAAAAATGGACTAACCGGATATTTACTTATTAATTCACTAAATTCATTTGAAATTTTTAGATCAGGAATAAAGAGATAGAAATTATTTATTAAATCAAAATATTTCTTTTTTAAAGTATCTGTTGGGTTAGAAGGATAATGTAACGAAATTGTGTGTAGAAAAAACCAGTAATAAGGTCCCCATATTTCGGCATTTACATTCATTAGAAAGATGAAATATTAAAAGAAAATTGTTTTAACCAATTTTCAAATTGAAGAAATAATATAAAAACAAAATCAATATTATAATAGTAATGAATAAACAATGTTTATGCAATAATTGTGGAAAGACTGGTCATTTATTTCATCAATGCAAAAATCCTATTACAAGTTATGGAATAATTGCGTTTAGAAAAAAAAATGATAAACTACAATATCTAATGATAAGAAGAAAAGATACTTTTTCTTATATTGAGTTTGTAAGAGGAAAATACGTTCTTCATAATAAAGAACAAATCGAATCGTTATTAGAAGGGATGACAACCGGTGAAAAAGAAAAAATACTAAAAAGTTCTTTTGAAGAATTATGGTCGGATATGTGGGGAGTAGAAAATCAGCTTATCCAATATAAAAGAGAAGAGTTGAGTTCACAGAGAAAATTCAATTCCTTAAAACAGGGTGTGAATATAAATGGGGAAGAAATAAAAATAGATGAATTAATAAATAAATCAGAAAACTTATGGCACGAAACAGAGTGGGAGTTTCCAAAAGGGAGAAAAAATTATCAAGAAAGAGATATCGATTGTGGAATTAGAGAATTTGAAGAAGAAACAGGTTATAAAATAGATAATTTTGTTTTGATTGAAAATATGTTACCCTTGGAAGAAATATTTATAGCATCAAATAATAAATCTTACAAACACAAGTATTACTTGGCTTACATGGTCAAAAATATAGATATTCTAGACCAATATCAGCAATCAGAAGTTAGCAAAATTGAATGGAAAACCAAAGAGGAATGCTTAGAATGTATTAGACCCTATAATTCAGAGAAAAAATTTATAATTGAAAAATTAAATTATTTAGTAGATGATTCTTTATTATTATTTTCAACCTATTAAATAAAATGTATTTATTAATATAATATGGATTGTTTAAATACTAAAAATAGATATTCTAAAGAATGTAATCAAAAACTAGAGGAAATAGAACAACAAAACAGGTTAGAATTACTTGATAATCCTAGCAAAAATGAAGACTTATATCCCACCTTAGATGATCCAAATTTTAGTGTAAAAATTAGCCACAAAAAAGAATTTTCGGATACCAAATATGATGGTTCTATACGTAATATTGAAGAATATTCAGACGTTTTAGCAAAATCCGAATTTGAACTATCGCCTCATCAGATTTTTGTTAAAAATTTTCTTTCTATGTATACTCCGTATAATAGTTTATTATTGTATCATGGATTGGGAAGCGGTAAAACATGTTCCGCAATAGGTGTTGCAGAGGAAATGAGAGATTATTATTCTCAGATGGGAATCGATAAGAAAATTATTATAATTGCTAGTCCAAATGTGCAAGATAATTTTAAGCTTCAATTGTTTGATGAACGAAAGCTGAAAGAAGAAAATGGATCTTGGACTATAACGGGTTGTTTGGCCAACAAATTGATAAAGGAAATAAATCCGACCAGAATGAAAGGGTTGACAAAAGAAAGACTAGTACAAATGGCAAAAAATATAATTAATCATTATTATACATTTACTGGATATATTCAATTTTCGAATGAAATTGAGTTGTACAGAAAAGATGGTAAAATAAAAGAATTACAAAGAAAATATTCCGATTGTTTAATTGTAATTGACGAGGTCCATAATATTAGTTTATCAGCAGATAGTAGTTCAAAGACTGGAAAAAAAGGCAAAAAAAGAACAGGAGAAGGAATTGGTAAAAATTTATTGTTCTTGGTTACCATTTGCCAAAATATTAGGCTATTATTATTATCTGCTACTCCGATGTTTAATGATTATAGAGATATTGTTTGGTTTATGAACTTGTTAAATTTAAATGATAATAGGTCGATTATTAAAATATCTGATGTATTTAATAAAAATGGAGAATTTGTTGAAAATACAGGGAAAGAATTATTGCTGAAAAAAAGTACGGGCTACATTTCTTTTGTTAGAGGAGAGAATCCCTATATGTTTCCATTTCGAATTTACCCTGCCAAGTTTGCAGATAATTCAATTCTAAATTCTAAATTTGTATACCCAATTTACCAACTTAATTGCGCTCCCATAGATTCCAAGGATAAAATATCCAAAGTGGATGTTTTTTTAAATAAAATTGGGAGTGAACAAGCTCACGCATATAGGTATGTAGTTTCATTGTTAAGAGTTAAACAAAATAAGAAAAATACCGGTAAATTAGGTTTTTTGGACCTACAATTGCCATTAGAATGTTTGAACATTGTGTATCCGTCTACCGAATTAAATTTATTACCTTATACAGAGTGTGAAATAACTAAACTTGAGAATCTGGAATTTGATGAAGAAAGCATAAGCAATGAAATAGAAGATATTGATCAATCTGTACAATTAGGTGGAGATAATGAAGAGGAAGAGGAAGGAAACATGGAAGACGAGGAGGAGGAGGAGGAGTTAAACGACGACTATGATTTTGGAACTATCCACATTAATCCAAAAGAGTTAACAGGTAGCGAAGGATTGAAAAAAGTGATGAATTATCAGGATACTCTAAAGCCATCAGTTAAAGGAAAATTTGAATACAAAAATGAAACTATTGAAAAATATGGCTCTTTATTTAGCTATGAAATCATTGGAAAGTATAGCAGTAAAATTAAATCTATATTAGATAGTATAATAGATGTTAGAACTAACCAAGTTAGCGAAGGTATAATTCTGGTTTATTCATCCTTTATTGACGGAGGATTAGTTCCTATGGCGCTTGCCTTAGAAGAAATGGGAATGAATAAGTATGGAGGGAAAAACTTATTCGCTTCTAAACCAACAGGGGAAAAAACATTTGACGTTTTAAAAAAATATACCTATGTAATGATTACTGGTGACGGAAGATTATCTCCGAATAATGCCGTTGAAGTAAAACATTTAACTAGTGATAATAATAAAGAAGGAGAAAGAATAAAAGTTGTACTTATTTCAGTTGCTGGATCCGAAGGATTAGATTTTAAGTTTATTCGACAAGTCCACATTTTAGATCCATGGTATAATTTAAACAGAATAGAACAAATTATAGGTCGGGGAGTGAGAAATATGAGTCATAAAGATTTGCCTTTTAGCAAAAGAAATGTAATGATTTACCAACATGGAACAATTTTGGAGAACCAAAAAGAAGAGTCAGCGGATTTATACGTTTATAGATTGGCTGAAAATAAGGCTGTTAAAATAGGAAAAATAAGTAGGTTGTTAAAGGAAAATTCAGTAGATTGTTTTATAAATGCTGAGCAAATGAACTTTACAATGGAAAATTTCGCCGATCAAAGGTTAATTATAACCTTGTCAAATGGAATAGTTTTAAATGATTTTGTAGCAGGCGATTATCCCTATAGTGCTACTTGTGATTATATGGAATCGTGTGAGTATAAATGTATATCGGGGAATGAAAAAGTTGAAGATTCTAAAGAAAATTTAGATACTTATAATGAAGAATTTATGTTAATTAATTCAGATAAGATAATAATTAAATTAAAAAAAAT